GATCCCAGCACGACGTTGCCCACGCCCTGCACGGCCTGCTGAGAATCGTCATAGCCAAGGCCCTGCCCACTCTTTAAGCGACCGCCTTGGCCTCCGAGTTCTTGGCCAATCATTAGGCCAGGCGTCGGACCAAGGCCGGCTAGCGTGGTAGCAAGAGCGCCGCCGACCCCGCCAATTGCGCGGCCCATGCCGACATCTCGCTGCCGATCAGCTGCGTCGGCGGCAAGCTTGTCTGCACGGGCCTTTGCGGCTGCTTGCATCAGCCCTGGGGCCATTTGCTTTGCCCAGCTCGCCATTACTCAACCCCCGCATTAAACAAGTCGTGCAGCACCTGAGGTTCCGAGTCCTCAACGGCCTTAAGCATCTCGAGCTCGCGCTTCTCGCGCTGTATCTTGAGCACTACAAGATACGTCAACGACACCATGAAAGAGGCACCCACCATCAAGGTGATGACAATGAGCGCCTCTTTCATTAGTGCCTCCTAGGAATTAAGCGACAAGCGTAATTCCGCACAGGACCGCGTTGCAGTTCGGGTTCGTTGCAACGAGGTTGTAGTACCACCGGTAGAAGCCATTGTAGGCGTCAGAGGTTCCGGTGCGCGACAGCGTCGACCCATCGAGGTCGGCGAACCCGCCGCTCTGGAGCTCAGCGACCTTCCACGACTTTGTGTTGAGGAAGATCATCATTCCACGAGGCACGGAACGTGCGTACTTCAGGGGAATGTTCTGGTAGCTGAGATCCAGGAATCCAGCATCACCCTTCGTTGCGCCGCCACGAGTCGTGGTCTGAAGCGAGTTGGCTCCCGTCATCATGGCGACGTACTGAGCGCGCGTCGTCGGATGACACAGGATGACATCAGGCTCCTTGCCGGACAGCACCGAAACCTCGTCGATCACCTGCTGAAGACGCTCTGCCGAGATGTCCTCGCGCACGTTAACGCCACCAGTGTTGTTGGCGTTGGCGGTAAGAACAAGGGGCTGAAGGCTCGGACGCCCACCGGCCACAATCGCGGTGCCAGACTTGTCGATGCCGAACGGGTTCGGCTCGCTGAGGTTGGCCATCAGTCCGCGCGGCTGGCTTGCCGATGCAGTCAGCTGAGCGTTGCCGACATTGGTCAGATACACAGGGTACCCAAAACCAGCAGCGACAGCGTTAGCGCCAGCATCCTGGTCGGTACGAGTGGCGGCGAGAACAATAGTTCCAGCGTTCTCGTTCAGACCAGCAGCACCACCAGTGACAACGACGCCAGCGTCGACCTCGGCGAGGTAACGCGTGTTCGCTGCAGTCACGCCATCAGACAGAAACCCAGGGTTGTCCTGTCGTCGAATGGAGACCTCCGTCATGCCAGCAGTCAGCGCCGCCGAAAGCTTGCCGAAGTCGCCATCGAAGCCCCACGTAGCGCCACCACCGGGGTTGTTGCTGCTGGTGATGTAGCCGACACAAGAGCCGCCGGAGATCATGTTTTGATCTGCAGTGCGCTTCACGTCGTCGATGAGCTTGTTCATCTCCGACTCCATCCAGCCGATGATCGCGCCAGAGCTGCCCGACTTAGCGGAAGCAATCGCAGGACCGGTGATCTGGAAGTGGCCGTAGAGGAAGTGGGCCGTCACGCTGAGGTGATCGTACTGCTGCTGGCCAGCAGCCATGAAGGCATCGCCCTCTCCCAGAAACTGAACGGCGTTGTTGCGACCGGTGTGCACGGGAATCGTGCAGACGCGACCGTTCCAATCGACCGTGGCCTTCTGGAAAAGCTGCAAGGCCATGATTTCATTCGAGAGGGTCTCCACAACGGGACCCATAAAGAATTCTTTGAGAATGGAGCCCAGCGATCCAGTGCTGGTCCATGAGGTATATGTACCGATATCGGCGGCCATTTTGGCGCCTCCTTTTTATTGAGCGAAGGGGTTGTGCGTCTTGAGGAACTCTCTGAACATCTTCGAGCCCTCTTCAACAGTCTGCGGCCTCTTCTCCTGCACAAAGTTGGCTACGGCATCGGAGCCAGCCTGGGCAGGACGAGGAGCTGCTGGCGGTGCAGCTGGCTCTGCAGCCCTCTGCTGAGCTTCCGGGTTGTCACCGACGTAGCGAGCAATTGCCGCCTCCTCGATTCCCGCAAGCCAAGTAGAGTACTGCTCGGCGATCTGCATCACCGGCATAGCCGGATTCTGAACGACAGCCTTTAAGATTTCGCCTCTGTCAATCGAGGGGAACTTCTCTTGGGCTTGGCTGATTTCACGCTCCAAAACCATCTTCTGGAACGCGACCTCTTGAGCCTCAAGTCGATTCTGGAGCTCGTTGTACTTGCCATCGTCAACAGGGGCCTGGGCCGTCTGCTGTTCGGTGCCTTGGTACTCTGACCACCAGTCGTCTTCTTGAGACTGCACTTGAGGCTTGGGCTGCACCTGCTGCTGTGGCGGCTGATAGGTCTGCTGGGGCTGAGACTTCAGCTTTTCCAGCTCCTGACGCAAGGACTCCACCTCATCGCGGTGGGTATTACGAGCGTCAAGCACCTGCTTGAACCGGCCATAGGGAACACGGTGGCCCTCCTCTACCTCAACCTCAATCTCCGCGTTAGCGTCGACTTCGGGTGCTGCTTCGGGTGCCTCTACCTTCGCGCCTTCATTTACGTCCTGCGCTGCCTCGGACGATACCTGGACCTCTGGCTCGGAAACAGGAACCTCTGCCTCAGCAGTTGGGACCGGCGGCTCGCCGGCCAGTGCTTGGCGCAATCGGTTCGTGGCTTCTTCGTCTAGTAGGCTCATGGTTCTCCTGCTTAACGCCGCGTGGGCGAGCTGTTCAACGCCGCATCAAGCGGCGAGGATTGGTCAGAGCGTACACCATACATTTCAAAATGAGAATCATCTGTTCCATTTTGATACTTACGGCCTGTTGCCATTTCGTACTTCAGCATCTCTTGCAACGTTTTTGGGCGCTGGCGCACGACATCTTGTTTGACTTGGTCGATCTGGTCTAGGCCCATCAGAGCCAACGCATGAGCAAAAATCATGTCGTCGTGCTTGCCGGGCGCAGCCTCAGGCTTGCCCTTATCATTGTACACGAAGCTGTTCATTTCGGTCTTCATGCGCTCGTCGTTGATAACAAGCTTGCCTCGAGAACAATACTCGTGAAGCCGGCTGAGCATCAGCGGCCTGGTGGCGCTGGTCGTGCTAAACCCAAGCTTCTCCACCCATCGACCGCCCAGTTTGTCATAGTGAGTACGCCTGAAGATGTAGGCGTACTCCTTGCCAACAAGGTACTCGAGCACGCTTAGGCCGTAGGTGTTGGACTCAACGACGACCAAGGCGTTGTACTTAATAGCCGCTTGGCGCACTCGCTCGCCGAACTCGTGAGGCGGGCTTCGGTCATAGTGAGTTGCCACCACGACTGGCCGCTGTTTTTCGGTGACGTCGATTACGCAATAGGTGCTGTAGTCACCAGACGGAGAGCCAGAGGCGACATCCACGCCGATTGAGTACACGCGAAACTTGTCGGGTGGAGAGTACTCGCGCTCGCCAGCCAAAGCCTGCGCGTGCGGAAACACCAAGTCAAAGAACCGCTCACCGCTGGTGATGAACGCCATCTGGGCGGTAACGGGGTACTCTTGCATAAACGTGTTCCAGTTGTTCATGCATTTGGTCTCAAGCGTCTCCTGCGCCCATCCGATTTGCTGTTTGTCTAAGCCGTGCTTCTCCGCGACCTTCTTTAGCTTCGCGTGCAGCCGGCCAGTCGGCCCTTTCTTTCTGTAGAGCTGGTTGTCGGTCCAGGGGTAGAACACTTTCTTGAAGCCGTTCTCTGACTGCCAAATCTTGTTTGCTTCGTTTAGACCATTGGCGGTTGTCTCAAGAATGATGTCGGCGTTGGGGCCGGCGGTCTGAAATGCAGCTGCGACTGTTTTCTCTACGTCACCCCAAAAAGCAAACTCTGAGCAGTGCAGCCCTTGATAGGTCGTGCCACGCGCTCCTTCAGATTGCGCAGTCATGACGCGAATCAAGCCGCCATGAAAGAAGGCGAGCTCGCGCACGTTCGACTTGTTTGTCGGAAACTGCAGAAAGTCAGGCAGGTTTTCGTAGTACCGCTTGTAAATCTCAAAGATTACCTGAGCTGAGTCACCACGATGCGCCAGCACTGCGACCTTGTAGTTGGGCCGAAACAGAACCTTCCAGATATTCCGAGCCGCGATAATCGTAGTGAGGCCCAGCTGGCGCGCTTTGAGCACATACGTCCACGGGTTCTCCTCAATGTCTTGAAGGAACTGCTGCTGGACCTCGTTGGGCTCAAGAGGAATCAATCGACCTTTCTTGTCGACGATTCGCAGGTAACGGGCAAAGTAGTTGAAGTCCTGCGCGCAGCGCGTGATTTCTTCCTTTAGCCTCTCAGATACATCTGCTTCGGTAGCCATCAGTGAACGGCTTCCTCAGCCTCCTGCTTGCCCGCATCCTTGGCGTGCTCGAGGAGCTCCAAGATTTGCTCAGGCGTGAGCGAGCCACGGTTGAGCGCCTTGGTCTTGGCCTCGGTGTACACAAGCTCGGCCTGTGCCTTCTCGATATTTAGCCGGTCGAGCTCTGCCTGGGCGTCGGCGCTCGTGCGAGAGCGAAGCTTGAAGGCGTCGAACCGGCGCTCAAGCAGCCACGCTGCAGCTCGCCAGTCTTTGTGGCCTTGTTCGCTGATCATAGCAATCAGAGAACCTTGGGCCTGCTTTTCAGCTTGGGCGCACCTGTCTGCGAAGCTGACAAAGGCAGGGTCACCCTCCTGACCGGCCTTGAGCCAGACGCTAATAGTGTTCTTGCCCAGGCCCAAAGTCTCTGAAATGTTGCGCTTGGTCAGGCCCTTAGTCAGACCGTCGACCACCGCGTCTGCAATCTCAGGCGTGAATCGACTTTTTCGCGGCATTGACGTACTCCCGCCGAATCCGGTTGCGGTCTTTCTTTTTGGTCTGCTCAAGCAGGCATGTGTGCATCGTAGACAAAAGACCCAAGGAGTCTTTCAGGAAAACCTCTGGCACAAACACGTCGTCAAGCGGCGAGTTTTTGGCCAGCAGCCGGGAGCCGCTCTTCATCACGGCTCTGCAATCCCTGTGCTTCGGACGGATGTCTTTTCGCTGCAGGCTCTCGAGCATATCTAACGCAGTCTCCAGCTCCTCACGAATCGTGTGAAACGTAGGGACGGCAAACTTATGCGCCGCCTTGGGATTGTCGCCTTCAACGTACTCCCACAAAACGCCCAGGGCCTCTTTGATGTTAGCGATGCACTCGCCAATGATGCCTTCGGCAATGGTGTGCGTAGGGTCTTGATCGGTCGAAACCTTCAGGCCCTTCGTGCCGTCCTCGGCATCGTATGATTCCCACTTGAGGTCAGGCATTACAGATAGCGCTTCAGTGCCATCCGCACGCCGATTGGGCCTACGCGGCGCAGCTCATCGCCGCTCTTGAGGACCAGGGCTCGAACAACCACAGACCGGTCAACGCCCAGGCCGTCGGCTGCGGTGTTGACCAGCGCGACAAGCTTTGGCCCAAGGTCGAGCTCGGTGACCTCAGCTACCTTTGGCGGGCGCCCCTGCTTCGGAGCCTCTGCCTTCTTCTCCGCTGCTTTCTTCGGCGCGGCCTTCTTCGTCGTTTTCTTTTCGGGCATTAGCGCGGATCTCCTTTGGCGCGGGAAAGGGCTCGTCTTCTTTTAAGAACGATACGTGCAAAGAGCCTGCTCCTGCGGTAGCACTTGTTTCCGCTGTTCCAGTGGCACAAAGCCTCGGACCAACGCTTGTACTTTTTACGGTACTTTTTCAAAGCCCGCAAGCCTGCGGTTATCAGGTCGCATCCTTTCAGCTTGCCATCAGGGCAGTGAAACACCGGCTTGACCTGCATCGGCCCGCGAGCCCCAGCTGAGCTGACCGCGTCTTTGTTGAATCGCGACTCGGTGTAGGCTACGGCGATGGCCATGTGCATGTCCACGTCCTCGACGACGGCCTGGGTGCCAATGGCAATGCAGGTACCAAAGCGCTCTGCTGTAATCTCTGACGGGCTGATCCAACTAATAGCAGTCACACAGGCTAGATAGACTTGTAGGTAGGTCATCTTTGGGCGCACCTTCTCGCGTACTCTGCAATCAGCATAGCGTCTGCGGTGGCGTGCACCACCTTTTGGTCAGGGAACAAACGCTGGGCAGCAGCCTTGGTCACGTTCTTGTCTCCCTTTGACCTGCACTTCATAGCGCCCTGCCACGTCGCAGGGGTCACGGCCTCAAAGGGAACCTTGCTGCAAACAAGCAGTCCGCGACAGAACCCGTAGCTCGTGCCGAACTTGAACGTAGACGACACGCCTTGTCGCGGCATCGCAGATACGCGCTCAAGCACAGCGAACTCCACGTGCTTGGCGTTTCGCTCAACGAAGCCGGCTATGTCGTGCTCGGTTTCTCCGAGCCGCACTAGGTCATGAAACGACCCGTCTTCGCCAACTACCGCTACGGCCCCTGAATATCCGGGGTCTATGCCCATGTATAGACGCATCGCTGCCTCCTACCTTTTCGCAACTGCCGCCGCACACTTCGCACGGTCCAGCAAACCACTGTCGATGGTCGCACTCGAAACAGATCCAAAACGCCTTGTTCATTCTTCCCCGCTGAAGCAGCCGCAGCCACCCCAGTCAAACAAAGGAATCTGCTGCGGCTGCGATTCAATTTTTTCGCGCAAGTCGCGCATGGTCATGGGCTTAATTTCGCCACCCGTTCTATCACGCAATATGGCGACGTCCTTACCCAAATATTCCCGCAGCTCCTGCTCCTTTTGCTCGTGGTAGGCGTACCTATCAGGCAAATGGCGCAGAAGGTTTGCAAAGTGGCTCATGCCAGCCTTGATGCAAAATCCCCCACAGTTGTTGTGGGGGAAGCCCATCTTGTACAGGCGAGGCTCCTCGATGCCCGCCTCTTTCATCATGGCCTTCACGTCATGACGAAACACAGGCTCGTCCTCGATTAGCGGAGCCCGGACGGTGTACGGCTCCCAGTAACTCACGGCCCTGTGGAATCGATGCTCCTCGTCGATATCGATACCCAGGTACACCTCGCACTCGTCTGGAGCGTAGTTCTCCTCCAGCCAGTTTCGAATGAACTTGCGCTTGAGCACGTAGCTGCACGGGTCGACGCGCGTGTTGCCAAGGTACTTGCGATCGAAAAACACCTGCCACGGGTCGCGCCCTTCTGCGATTTTGATCAACTCGCCACCAACGTCCTGCGCGGCCTCTTCGAGAAACCGGTACAGGTCTTCGTCTTCCATCAGCGTGTCGGCAAACAGCAGAACAAGGTCATCGGTGCCGTGCCACTCAGCTATGCGCTTTGCGGCGCCCCAGCTGCCGGCCCCTCCAGAGAACATGACGATGCGCTTCATTACTTCGTCCCCGTATCGCACATGCCCCACCTAACGCAGCCCTGGTGGCCCAATGGGTCTGTGAACAACTCCATCTGGTCCATGTGGCCACCACGAGTTGTGCGACTCCACGACACAACCTTGCGGATAGGCCAGCACTCGCCAGAGGTGCTGCCGTCGTCTTTGTAGGTGCGCTTTGGTGTCTGAAACCACCCAGGGTGAGCCATGTTCAAAGACTCAAACGTCTCGCCTTGAGCAGCGTAGCGCTTCTCAGCAAGCCCCTTAACGACTTCCTCGAGCCTCTCGATCAAGTCGATTCGCTCCGGCGTGTAGTCGCTCATCTGCCGAATCTCGGCTTTGCGAGAGTAAATGCATGGGTAACACCCAACTCGGTCTGCGTTTTGCTCGAGATACAGGCGGCACGGACGAACGCCATGGCGCTGGTGAATATCGATGACTTGCTGGGTCGACCAGTCGATAAGAGGTCGCCAGACGTCGAGATCCCACTTTGGAGCAAACTCCCACTCAGTCATCAGCGCCCGCGCCTTGCTCTCCTCAGCGCGAATACCAACGACATTGACCATTGGGACGTCGGACTCGTGGAAGTATTTCTGAGAAACGCGCACCTTCAGCCAGTCAGTACACCACCGCTTCTGCCGGCTGGGGAACATGCCCTTGCGCAAAACCAGCCTGACCATCGACGAGTAAGGCACACCGAGCTCTTTCTCGAACTGCTCGGCAACAGGCACCAGCTCTTCGTCGAGCTCAATCTCAGCATACAAGCTCTCGATTGGACCCACGATATCCGGCAGGTCTTGCCGCACATACTCATAGAGCAGCGGGTGCTCCCAGCCTGTATCAAAAAAAATGCGGTCGAATTCATGGGGCTCATACCCCATTTCCATCAAATACAAGCAGCAGGCCGTAGAATCCTTGCCGCCAGAAACAGAAACGACGATTCGCCGCCCATCCAGAATTTTGTCGAGTTCTTCGCGGTTCATCTCGCTACCCTCCATACAGTTGTCGTTCTCTCGTTAGTCCCAGGCACAGGCCTTTGCCTTCTGCCGCTAATCCATCCCTCTTCTCGGAGCCGCGCCAATGAGCGCTGTGCGGTTGTCAGGCTCATGCCCAATTCGACAGCCACATCTCGCGTGCCCATTTCATCTTCCATTTCGTAAAGCAGGGCCAGTACCTGGTCGATTGCGCTCATATCTGCTCAAACCTCATGTTTTTGCCGTTCCATCGTATCTCCTCGCAACTCAAGTTCTGCTGAGGGCCGTGTCTGAACTTGTCCATGCCCATCTCAGCATTACTTCGTGGCGCGGTGTCATCAACTTTGAACGGCAACCACGGGATCAGCGCCAAATCGGCGTCATCCTCGATAGACCCAGACCCTTTGGCCTGGGTAATAGACGGCCTCTTCTTGTCTCGCTTGGCGCTGAGCACAGGCTGGCTCAATACGACAGACACGCAGTCGAGCTCGTTTGCGAGCAGCTTTAGGGCCCCGGAGTTTGTCGAGATTTTTTCCTCGCTCGAGGCCTCAGCGTTGTCTGTCGACTTCATGAGCTGCAGATAATCCACCACAACCATGCCCAGTGAGCCGTATTGGGCTTTCACTTGGCGGGCTACGGACGTAATCGACTCGATATTCCCGTGTCTCGCGCCGATTATCCGTATCGGCAGGTTGTAGACTTGGTCAGCTGCGCCCATAAGTCTCGATAGGTCGTAAGGATCGAGGCCTGCGCGGTCGTGCACGTGCACGGGCACGCCTGATTCAGCGGCGACCATGCGGCCAATCACCTCTTTAGGCTGCATCTCGAGGCTGCAAATCACTACAGGGTGACCAGCTTTAGCAGCAGACAGAGCGAGGTTGTTGACAGCGAACGCTGTCTTGCCGTGGCCAGCAGCGCTCATCACCACAACCTGCCATCCGGTGCGGAGCCCTCCACCCAGGTGGTCGTCTAGGCTTCGGATTCCTGTGGGCAACCGGGTGTCTGTGATCTCCCCAGCCTGCACTCGGTTGATGTAGTCCATATACCCGCGCACGCCATCGCGCATCGTCACGCCTGTGTGCAGGTTGCCGCTTTCGGCGATCTCCCTCAGCCCAGTGTGCGCCTTTTCAAGGCTAATCTCCGGGTCATCAGACTCCAGACCCATCTTCGACACGTCCCAGCCATGACTCACGAGCAGCCGGCGCAACGCGTACTTCTTCACCACGTCGCACATATGCTCAAACGCGCCAGTCACTGCGCCCTTGTCCATCAGCTCGCTCAGTGTCCGAAACTCTCCGGCCCTGTTCCACTCCTTCCGGTCGAGCAACCTCTCCCTGACGGTCGCAGGGTCAACAGGCGTCCCCAGCTCAACGAGGTCAAGCACGGCACGACACACCAGCTGGTTGCGCTCGAGGTGGAAGTCCTGAGGACGCAACCCAGCCTCGACCAACTTGGGTGCCATATCGGCTCGAAGCAACACTGCTCCAAGCACCTCTCTCTCCGCATCTGCGGAGTGAGGCAATCCTTGCATCTCGCTCTCCCCTCGCGCGCGGGTGCGCGCGTTAGCTAGTTTGCTACCCAGACCCCCCAGGACCCCCCCCCTAAAGGGGGGGTCCAAGGGGGGTCATCTGGTGGCTACATACCAAGCAACTGGTTTACTTCGACATCCAGCGCATTGGCCAGTGCCTGAAGTGTGGCGTAACTCGAACCTTTCCGCTTCCCAGATTCCAGCTGAGAAATGAACGAGGGATCAAACCCAGTTCTGCGCGCAAGCTCAGCCTGGGAAAATCCCCGGCTCTTTCGGAGCTCAGCCATCCGCTGAGCAAGTGTCGGCTTCTTTGCCATGTGTACCTCCGTGACAGTGTGTCTACACGGGTCATGACAGTCCGTCAAGGAGCCAACCGAATTTTGAAATTCTGCGGCCCGGATTTTGGGTCATATGGAGAGATTCGCCGAGGCCAAAACTCATTCTGAGTTTCGTCTCGTCGGTGCTCAGAACAAGTTCCTCGCAGTCGCCACCTGGGGCGCGTTGCACCCCTGGCGCCGACGGGGGGCAGACAACGCAAGCGTTGCCGGGGCGGCGGGAGCGCCGATGCCCGCGCCCAATTCAGCCCTCCCACGCGCACACACGCGAAGGTGAAGCCGCCCGATTGACCCCGTATCACGGGCGCACATCCGTTGACACTGCGCCACTTTCGACTAGTCTCAGAGGTGCGGGATGTGCCCGTGACCTACCTACCTACGGAGATTCCAAATGAGTGACCTCAACTACCCCACGCAGTTCGACGCGCCTCACACCCTCGAGGGCGGCGCCTATCGCGACGCTCGCACGGCGCCCGCTCTTGAGCTTGGTTACGTGCGCGTTCAATACAAGCTTGTCGGTGACGCGCCCCAAGCGTGGCGCGCGGTTGACCTCCCTGACCACATTGACCGCACGGGAGACTCGCTTGGTGACCTCCTTTGTGACGTGCTTGAGGACATTCACCCAGACATCCGCGAAACGCTCGAGGACCACAGCACGCGCCCGCTCACACAGGATGACTTGTTCGACGCGGAAGCGGAAGCGGAGTACTACCGCGACTATCAAGCGGCGCGCCTTGAGCAGATGGGCGGCGGCTTCATCGCGTTCGACCACTGTGGTGTTGTGCACGTGAACACGTTCGACGCAGTGCACTTTGATATCTGCTGGTTTGATATCGACGTGTGCGCCACGCCTGCTCAAGCGCTCGCGCGTTGGGACATTAGCGACGGCGCACGTATCAACGCGGCGGCGCATAGCATCGCGGTTGCCATGGGTTGCGGGTTGCGCTTGGCGCAATTCCAGCCGGGCGATTGTGGTCCAAAGTGGAGCGACAATCTCAAGAACTACCACCACGCGCTCGCGCTTACGTGCGTCGCGGTTCCGTAGACTCGATTTCAGCGGCCCAGGCTTTTAGCGCGTCAGCACGTGAGCCCACAGCTCACGTGCTGACCGGTGCAAGTCTGCATCGTCTATCTACCTACCAAAGGAATCTCATGAGTCGCATCAACACAATCAAAGTGTGGGAAGGTCCAAGCGAGTTGGACGGCGCCCCTATCATGCTGCTGCTAACCGGGTTGGCTAAGTCTTCGAAGAACGCGAAGACGGGTGACCTTCTCCAAACGTGGATTCTACGCACGGACGTCGCGCCACACGTGGCAGTCAAGACGGGCGAAGATGCGAGCGTGTGTGGGTCATGCCCATTGCGTCCGTATCTGTTCGAGCGTGGCGCCGTGAGTGACCGCCCGTGTTACGTGAAGGTGTTCCAAGCACCGCTGTCCACGTGGAAGGCTAACCGAGACGCGCCCGTGTTTCCTGTCGAAGGGACGCGCGCGCTTGTCGGTGGTCGGCGCGTGCGCCGTGGGTCATACGGTGACCCGGGCGCCGTGCCTTCTCACGTGTGGCGCCTGTTCGATGAGAACCCCGGCACGGGTTACACGCATCAGTGGAGAGGCGCGTATCTGTCTTCGTTCGCGATGGCGTCTGTTCACGACGCGACCGAACGCGCAGAGGCGCGCGCCCGTGGGTACCGCACCTTTCGGGTGAGCGCTTCCGCGTCTGACATCCTACCGGGTGAGATTCTCTGTCCTGCGTCTAAGGAAGCGGGCGCGCGCGTTCAGTGTGCCGACTGCAATCTATGCGACGGCGCGCGCGAGAATGACCGCCGAAAGGACATCGTCATTCCTGCGCATTAAGCGTCTGTGATCACAAAGCGTCCGAAAGACGCGCGCCCTTGACCGGGCGTGCGTCTTTTTTTGTGCCTTTGTTGTGACCGCGATTCGGGAGGCACGCGGTCTCGTGCGGACTGGACGCGCTCGATTTTGAGCTCATAACGGAAGCCGACGCGAGCACCGATGCCAAGCGCCAGGCGCGAGCTCCGTAAATCAATCGCCAGACTGGCCGCGTTCGGTTTTCGGACTTACCGAGCCGCGACTTGGTGCCGAATCTGGTCGGTTTCAGCGGCCCAGTGTTTCGCCGATGTTGACCGGTGTTTATTGACCCCGACCAATACCGATGCCGACCGATGCCGATGCTAGCGCGCGGACTTATTGTTGACACTGCGTCACGCGTGCGTATCATCTACCTATCACTACCTACCAGGAGCTACCGATGCCTAATCACTACGTGCCAGAAGACCCTCGATGGTTCAACCCCATCCCACACCTAACTTTCGGCGATGATGTTCGCGGCGATGGCGGGTTCATCTTCTTCCTTCACGGCACCAACGTAACCGGATGCGGCGACTTGTCCGTCGTCATCGACACCTACAAGAACGCCTACTTTTTGGCTCATGTGGTCGCGGGCGACGATCAGCCGCGCGTCTACGAGTCTGTCGCGCTGTTGGTCAAAGACCTTCAAGAGGAGTGCTTGTCTCGCACGCCTGATCACATCAGCATCACCGCTGCTGCCTTCGAGCTGCACAAGACGGTGCAGACAAGATCCAACACAGGCGACCAGATAGCGTTGTGCATGGACTGTGGTGGCGACGATGGCTGTGAGCTTATCAGTGGACCTTTTGCGACTCACACCGCGTTTGTGAAGTGGTCATCGTCCACCAGGAAGTTCGCACACGAATACAGGTACTGCGCGACTTGCGCTGCCGAGTACAACGAAAACGTGCTCGACTCGACCCCCGCGACTCCGACCGGGCGCCCCTTCATCACGCACGATGAGATTGACGCGTTCTGGCGGGAGCGCCTGTAGGGACTTAGCGCGCAGCCCACCCACCCTTGGAGGTGGGTGGGCTGTCGGTGTGTCCCTGCACCAACCTACCTTTCTACCGACGGAGATACCGATGCCAGTCAATGACATCATCCTGACCGATCAAATCTACGCATGCAGCCAAAAGGCGCGGGAATATCGCGACGCGGCCAGTGAGCTCGAAATCCAAAGGGCTGAGGGCTTCCCCGTGTTTACTACTCGAGACGGCATCGAGTTCTACGTCGTCGCCCACAGATACGGAGACGAGTTTATCGTCGGGTGGATGACTGACGATAAGCACGAGGAGCACACCATGCGTGACGATGCTCACGACATCTTGGTGGAGGAGGACGATCGCTCGCCTGACTGCCCGGGGCTGGCTGGTCCTACCGATGCTCTGTATGGCAAACCATACGACGGGCACATCGAATACCACGAGGTGCCGGAGTGGGGTGACCCTAGCCGTTGGTATGGTGATGATGGGGACGACGATGATCGCCCCAGCTGCTACCGGCGCGGAGAGCCTGAGGACTACCGGCGTCTCGCCGCCGCCTACGACATGGCTGCCGATGCCTGGGGCTGGCTTGACGCATTCCCTGTTGGCGCGTGTGTCCTTTGCGATGGCCACGAGTACACGGTTGCCGGGTATGGCTGCGACACGCCCGCCGGCGTGGTGCCCGGGCTGCAGCTGGTGCGACCGGGGCGCAATTTGGCCATCGCGATGAACTTTGACCACGCGATGGAGGGCTGTTCGCATGACGACCTCCACCTATTTGCCGAGGCTCTTGAGGGGGTCGAGGTAATGCCAGACCACGGCTCGTTGGTTCTCGTCAGCGGGATGTTCATAATCTGCGGTTCCGTAGTTCGCATGAGCGACGTGCTTGGCGAGATTACATGCGCGCCCTATGACTTCTCGTCGTTCTCGAAGACGCCCGTTTGGATCACACTGCGCGACCATCACCAGGGCTATGCCGATGCCCACCCTGACCACACCTCGGCAGAGCTCTGGACTGGTGATGTGAGTCACCCCAATGCCGAGGGCAGCTACGCCATCGAGTGTAACGTGCGATTCACCAACGGTGCCTTCTAGTGGCGCCTATCGACGGCAATGCCGATGCCAGCCCCCTGCCTCCGTGGCAGGGGGCTTTTTTAGCGTGGCAACGCGCACGTGCGCGCGGTGCTATCAACGTGGCCGATGCCAAGGTGCGGCACGACCACGTGTGTGGCGATTGCGCCCAACCAATGACTTACTGCGCGCGCAAGCGGTGGTATAGATGCATTCCCTGCGAGGCACGAGGATGAACATGAACAAGACACCACAGCCCGTCACACTGGCCGAGGCTCTAGAGCTGGGCTTTAAGATCGACAAGGTCACAGTACACAGCAACATCAGCGCGCAGATGGAGGACCGATGGTTGGTCTTGCTTAAAGGCGTGCCGATTAGTAGTCACCGCACGAGTGCCGATGCCTTAGGTCGCGTCATCGAACTCGCAACCCCTTTCTAGCGACCACCCTGGAGTCTATCTACCGTGAGTTTTATCAAGGACCGCGCGAGCTCTACGCGCGGGGCCGGCATCGACCGGCTTAAAGTATTGGTCTACGGCCCTGCCGGAGCAGGCAAAACATACCTTGCTTCGACAACGCCCGATGCCAAGCACACCTTAGTGGTGAGCGCCGAGGCTGGACTGCTTACGCTGTCCGGCTTCGACCTTACTGCGGTTGAGGTGTCCACCCTCGGCGAGCTCGGAGCTGTGCTGGTGGACTTGCAGTCTGGGACTTACCCGTTCACGTGGGTGATCCTCGACTCTCTCTCCGAGATTTGTGAGGTCTGCCTTACTCATGAGCTGAGTAAGAACCGCGACCCTCGCAAGGCCTACGGCGAGATGCAGAATCGCATGCTGGAACTTGTTCGCAAGTTTCGCGACCTGCCCCTCAACGTGGTCATGACTGCAAAGATGGAGCGTGACACCAACAGCGGCGATGCTTTCATGGGGCCGTCGTGTCCCGGCCAGAAGCTGAGTCAGAAGGTGGGTCACTACTTCGACTTCCTGTTTCCACTGCGGACCTTCACCGATGAGGAAGGCACTGTCCGCAGGGCTCTTCAGACGCAGCCCAGTGAGGGCTACATCGCCAAGAGCCGGGTGTCCACGATGGACATCTACATTGAGCCTTCTCTCGCCTACCTGCACAGCATTGTTAAGGAGACCAAGTAATGGATATGCGTAACCTTACCCTCGACGCCACGAAGGACGAGGGTCCAACCATCAGCAATGAGCCGGTGCCAGCCGGCGATTACCCGGCGGTCATCAAGGCCTCGAGCTACGACCTGACTCGTCGTGATGTCATCTACGACAAGGAGGGCGCACTCGTGCGTGCGGTGTTCAACTATGACACCGGCACGGAGGTGCCCATGACCGCTGAAGAGCGGGGCCGTGGGTGCAAGGTCGACAAGTCTGGCACGTACCTGTGGCTGGGCATTCACGTGACGATGCCCGATGGCACCCAGCGTCAGGTCAACGTGCGTCCCAACATCGTCAACGCCTTCAAGACCCCGCGCGCCTCTCGAGCAGCGGTCAAGGAGATTCAGTCGGCGATCGGCGCACCTCAGGTGCAGTTCATCGCAGGCCAGCCGGTCGACGCGCTGCACGACAAGCAGTTCATTGTTTGCCTGTCCGTGAAGGAGAAGCGCAACCGTCCTGGTGAGCACGAGAACGAGCTGCGTGGTGCCAAGCCTTTGGGCGGCAGCGGCATGCGGCCCGGTCAGGTGGTCGGCGGTGCTGTCGTTGACAGTGTGGTGAGCACGCACGCTCAGAAGTACAACGACGACGACCTGCCGTTCTAGGCAATTAGTGCTCGCGAGCAAAGATTTCTGCTCGCGAGCACTCGATCCAGTTGGATCAAAGGAGGCTACTATGAAGATCGGAAAGGCCAAGGTCATTGCCGATGCTGCCAAACTCAGTGAAGAGGAGTGGCAGGAGCTCCGACACAAGTCCATCGGTTCGTCCGATGCTGCTGCTGTCATGAGCATGGGGAAGTACGGTTCGCCATACCAGGTCTGGGAAGTGAAGACGGGTCAGCGCACCATCGAGCAGAACTTCAAGATGCAGCTGGGCCACACAATGGAGCCGGTGATCCTCGAGCTCGCTGCTCAGGAGCTGGGCATGGACATCGCCAAGCCTGACTTGGTGCTGGCCCACCCTGACCACCCTGGACTGACGTGCAACCTCGATGGGTACGCCACCAACGTGTATGGGGAGACGGCAATCGTCGAGGCCAAGCACGCTGGCAACTACCTCAAGGGAGAGCTCCGGCGCTGGGCCGACAGCGGCAAGCCTGACGAGGACTCCGCTACGGAGGGGTGGTGGGTGCAGGTGCAGTTTCAGTTGATGATCTGCAACATGCGCCAGGGCTACCTCGCCGCGCTATGCGACAAGGAGTTCTTCGTTATCCCTGTGTCGTATGACGTGTCGTTTCAGGACACCATGCTCGACATCCTGCCTGGCTGGCACAAGGTCCACATCGAGAACGGCATTGAGCCGGCGCTCGGCGGCAGGGATTCCGATGTCGTCACCCGCCTGTTTCCTAAGGGCCACTCGGATGAGGTCGTGGACATGGACCCGGTGCTCGACGATGTCGTGATGGCTCGAGACTTCAAGCGTCAGATCAAAGAGCTCAAGAAGGAACTGGCCGAGCACGACGTCCGCATCAAGGCCCACCTCGGAGAGGGAGGTGTCGGGATGTCCGATGGTGAGAAGATCATCAGCTCTTACACCGTCGAGCGTAAGTCCGTGGACTACCACAAGTTGTTCATGGAGTACCCGGAGGTCTACAAAGAGGTCGTCAGTACCAGCGTCTCGCGCATGTACCGATACTAGTGTAGACTAGTAGGTCCGGCCTGAGCCGGTGAGAAATAGCCGGGCTGCTCAGGAAGCACGGCACAGCGTTTCCGCTGACGTAAACCCGCTGGTCCCTCCAACAACAGGCCAGCGGGTTTACTTTTGTCCGAACAACAATGCCACGACGGTCGCCGCTGTGACCAGCACTCCAGCTCCGAAACCCATGGCAGGCGAATCCCACCAGGCACGCTGCTCAATGGCAGCAGCCTCAATGACCGCGCGCTCGCACACGTGTATGTGTGTGTTGAGCGCTTCGATCTGAGCAGTGAACGCCTTGTGTTCGATAGCCGCTTTGCGCTTCGTTGTCTCGAGCTCGTTGCCGCACGCAGGAAGCGTTATGCGCATGCACTCAATAGCCTCTACGGCCTGCGCCTGAGGGACGACCAGGCCTGAGCACTCAGCCCGGTCGCCAGCCTCAATCGGCGCAGCTGCACTGCAAGGCGCTGCGATGTGCAACGCCAAGGCATACACAAGCACGCTCAAAGGACGATGTCCTCGGTGTCGTCGTCAGCCATTTGTGCTGTTGTCAGGCCCTGCTCTTTCATTTCATTGAACAGGGATTGCACAGCCTTGATGCGCTGCTTCATCTTCTTGGACATCTTCTTGAACTCGCCGCCCCACTGGTGCATGGGAACCGACATGGCTGCACCAAAGTTGGGTCCAAGCTTCTGGTGCAGCATGTCGATGAGCTCGTCTTCGCTCATCTCTGGCTCGCGCGTCCCTGGCCTCGGAGCTGGCTTGGCTTTCTTCGTGTATGAGCTCGGGACCACGGCGATGTTCATGAAGTCGGCGCCTTCCAGCACGCCGCCCTTCGTCGCTGATTTGTAGTCCTTGCGCATTAGTAGAAGCAGGCTACCGACAGTGTGACTGCGCCGGCCCCTCCGAACTCCAGGTCGTCGGCAGCGGGGGGATAACCCCCTGACACGGCGAGGAAGATGGCGTCGCCGGGGTCAAGACGGATGCCTCGAGACACGCCGCTTCGCTTGGACTTCGTGCTCAGGTAGCACACCTCTGACGCATGGTCGTTGCTGATGAGCAAAGACCGCATGTTGGCAGAAGCCCCCGCCGTAACCAGCGCAGCAGTTAGGCTCGCCGGGGTTCCACCGTGCCCGATCTCCACGATCAACGTGTCTTCGTTAATGACGGGTAGGTTGTTCTTCTGTGCGATAGTAAACGGTGTGCTCATGATGGCTCCTCTTGCCATGGGGCGGTTTGTACGAGTGCGAATGCAGCGGCGTGGTCAATGGAGCCATCGACTGGCTCAGTAAACTTAAGGATGGCCTGCGTGCCATCCAGTGTGTAACGGGGGCTTGTCGTGACGCAGGTGGGGCTCTCCATTCGAGACTCCACCTCGTCAGCAGGGTATACGCGGTAGTGCAAGGTCATGTCGGTGAGTCCTCTTTGACGTCGGTTGATGCCATGTTTTCAGCGGTGCCGTCGTTGCCAACCGAGCCGTTGTCCAGCAGGGTCGGGAACCCTCCGCTGCCTGCACCGAAACGATACAGGTGTTGTGGTGGAGTGGACATCATTCGGGGGTCGGGCATCTTGCCCAACCCATACAGCGCGGTGACGTCCGATGCGCTCAGCTCGCTAGTCCACATGCTGACCTGTGCAATGTTGCCGGCAAAGTAATCAGAGACGATGTCAGCACCGTCATAGCGGAACGCGCCGATAGTGAAGTCGGCCACGTTAATGTCGCTGCTTCTGGACTTGGAGTAGCCAACATAGTTTCCATCAACGTACAGTTTTACGGCCTCGGCTGTGCTGGCCGCGCCTCTAAACGTAACCACGATGTGGTGCCACTGCCCGTCAGAAGGATCGATGCCGTTTGTGTCGGTCGAGTTAACCCAGACCTCTTTAACGGCCCCGTTCGGACTGGTGTCAGAGTTCGTCTGCCCAAACAACCCAGCGCTCGTCGTGGCGCTGCCAACCACCTTGAAGTAAGCGGCGTCGCCTCCAGAGGCGCCCTCTACCTCCAGCTTGTAGTACTTGACCCTGGAGCTCGAGTGTCCAAAAGACCAGAGCGTTTGTTTTGTGGTGCGGGTCGTCTTGAACCAGACAGAGACGGTCTGCGGCTCGTCCTGCCAGTCGAAGCTGGTTCTTCCGTGCACCACGCCGTCTGCCTGGACGTAAGCGTCGACTCCGTCGAACAGATAGGACATGCCCTGCGGGTAGCCGTCTACAATAGACGACCCGGCCATGTTGTATGCTGTGCCGTTTGAGCCTGCAGAGCCGTAGTCTTTGAGGGTTGGGAACAGCGTGTCGCCATTGCCGAATCGGTAGTAGTTCGTCGGTGCTGGCGTCAGCTGCGTCTCATCCACGGGCCGGTTGTTGTTGTACACAGCGCCGACCTGTGCGGCAGTAAGCTCTGCTGTGTACACGCTGGCTTGGTGGATGCTGCAGTCTGCTGCGTAGCTGGTCGATCCTCCCAGCCGTCGAGCGCCAAACGCCATCGTGTCTGCAGTCAGGGCGCCAGCCGATACGGCAATCGTTGATGGAGTGCCGCCGTCGATGTAGACCTTGATGGCGTTAGAGCCGTTATAGGTGACCACAATGTGGTGCCACGCCCCGTCGTCTAGTCCCGTTCCAACCTGAACCGGGTTGCCACCAGTTCCAATTGGATAAGAGCCAGAACCGTTGCCCCATCCATACAGGCTAATGACGCCACTCGCTGTGATAGCCAACCAGTACCTTGTGGTTGCAACGCCGGAGTTGGTGAACGACCACAGAGCCGACAAGGACGCAGACGTTGGAGGTACTTTGGCCCAGACGGACACGGTGTGGGCCGCGTTGCCAAAGTCAATCGCCGAGGCTGCGCCGTTGGCCAGCACATAGTCATCCACACCGTCAAAGTCGTATGACTTCCCGGTTGGGCCATCGCCACCGCCTGTCGGCCTGCGGGTAACGTCTTTGCCGAGCCGCGTGCGTGACATGCCGCGCCCAGGGTAGATCACCCCCATTAGTACATCTCCTTCGCGGCCTTCTTCCGGTTCGAAGCCTTAGAGCCCTTCTTCATGTTCTTGACGATCATCCCCTTAGCTGCGGCCCTCCTGGCCGCCTCCTTTCCTTTCGCGGAATAGCTAAGGTGCTTGGTTTCCTTGGTCTTAGGATTGATCACTAAAGGCATTACTTCTCTCCCTCGAACGTTTTGTTCCACAAGCCGGCTATCTTTTCCGTGTCTTCAGCAGCGGCTCTGATTTCTTTTGCGGCCTCCTCAACCTGGCGCCGCAACTCTTCAGCGTTTTCTTCTACGGCCTTGAGCTGGTCGTCTCGCTCGAGGGCTACTTGGTGCATGACCTTGGCCGTCTCGCGAGCCACAACAGCTTGGTGCTCAAACACGTCGGCGCGCTTCTCTGCCATTGTCCGCTTCGACTTCTCAGACCTAGCCACGGCAAACAGCCCGGCTGACGCGATGCCAAAGATGGAGAGAATGATGGCGACCCACTCGTTCATTAGAAGTCCGCTGCGTCCTTCGCGCGCTGCTTGATAGCGCCCTTGACCGCCGCAACGATAGATGTGGTCAGGCCGCCAGCAGCGACTCCGATCACAGCGCCGAGCCCGTTGCCTCCAAGAAAGTAGCCGGCGAGCGCGGCGCACGTAACGGCGCACACGCGGAGCAGGCCCGGCTTCCACCACTGCTTACGCTCCAGGCCCCGGTGGGTCAGGTACCCGTTCAGCGTTTGGCGAAGCGCCTCAGTGATAGAGCTCGAGGCCAGGCTACAAACGCACATGAGCAGTGCGCCGCGCTCCCAGCTGACAGTCTCTAGTTGCAACCAATCCATGTTATCCCTTCCACTTAGTCTTGTTTGCCCAGTAGGCCGGAGAGCTCGGCCCACGCGCAATGTTCTTTCTGTGCCTAGACTTAAAGGCCTTGCGTTGCTTTGCGCTTTGGTTGGTCTTTGCGCCCTGTTCTCCGAACCTGATCAACTTGCCTGCGTGGACTACTTTGTGGCTTTTTTTGGGATGGCTAGGCGTGCGCACAGGAACCCCCGACGCCTTGACTCCGTGTTTCTGTAGCAGTGACTTTGCTGCTTTTTTGCGAGCCTTCATTAATCCCTCGGCTTCACTTCTGTTTTTGCTCGGCTCCGACTTGCTTCGCGTATCATGCGTTGCATCTTATCCTCTTGCACCTTCTCATCGAAGCGCGCAGTGAATCCTTCAAGCCGAACAATGATGGTGTCGACCTTGCTGATCAGCTCGTCGAGCCTCTCGTCCGCTTCCTTACGGTCCTGCTCACGCTGTCGCTCAACACGCTCGGCCCTCTTGTTACCCTGGTGGTACAAGAAGATCATGAACAGGCACCAAAGACCAAGGATGCCCTGTTCTATAAGAGTGTTGGCGAGCTCGGTTTCCATTATCCCTTCCACCGCGCCTTCTTACCACGCACGTCGTAGTGCACGAAGTTCTGACTCGGATAAACTCCGATACCTCCCTGGGGGATAACTCCGTCTGCAATGAGCTGCTCAAGAATCTCGGCAACTTCGGCAGGCTCAACGCCCTTAACGCGCACGTCCGCTGCCCTTCCGGTCAGGTGCTGGCTGTTGGTAGCGCCACCGCACGTTCGGTTGTAGCTCTGCGTCCGGTAGCCGCTGATGATGGTAATGGGCGCCTGGGTCTTAGACCGCAGGTGCTCGAGCGAAAGACACAGGGCCATGACGTTGCCGAGGTACTTGTCCGGCACCTCGGTGCCGTCTTTGCACTTGAACTCTGACAGCTTGAAGTGGGCCGTAACCTGCATTAGCGAGCTCCTTGAATAACGTTGAGTGTTCCGGTCCGTGGCTTGTACGGAACCTCTACCGGCTGACGCGTCTTGGTTTCCCGCATCTTTATGTAGAGCTCCTGGTGCTTTTTGCGCATGTCGTCGACCTCTCTCTTGAGAATCTCTCGCATGCGTCCCTTCAAGGTTTTGGCGTTTTCGATTTCTTTTTCCAGCTCAAGTTCGCGGTCGCGGCTAATGAACTTGCTTGCCGCCTGCTGCTCAAGCTTTTTAATGTCAGCTGTAATCCGAGCAACCAAAGCGTCGTCCCACTTTTGCTCTAGCCTATCGAAGTATTTCTCTCCGCGTTTTTGCACATTCGCAGGCTTCCATCCAATGCCTGTCACCTTCCGTATTGCACCGCGCAGCCATGCCTCTTCTTCGCCCGCAATGGCGTCTTCAAACTTGTACCGCGTAGTAAACGGATTGTCCGGGTCTACAGCCCCTAGCACCCCGTCAGCGGCCTTGGCGTAAGTGCCGCCCATCATCATGTTGGCGACGCGCATTGCAAAGCTGGCCCAGCTGACATCTTTATCGCGCTTCTGGCTCTCCGCTTTCAGGTGCCACATTTCGAGAATGGGGTGGCCGGCCAGTCCAACGAGATCAAGTCCGTCGCCTAGACCAATGCCCGTCTCGCCTGTCGCTCGGCTAAGCATGAACCGCCTGCGGTCCATCACTTTCTTGCGCTCTTTTGGGTCCATGTCTTTGAGGTCAAAGTCCAGAGCCCCGTCTCTCTCGTACAGCTTGATAAAGTCCTGAGCGTCGTCACCAAGAAAGCCGACTGCGGGCAGCGGTATGCCGCCTTCGTTGCGCTCAATGTTCTCAGCAAACCCAATTCCGTTCTCGATGGCTCTGAAGATCAAGTCGGTTGGCCCCCACGGGTTTGCTTGGTTCAGGCTGACGTAGCCGCCCACCAGGTCTGTGTAGGCCTCTGCATTGAAGACGCCCATCTGCGTGCCACGGCCCCAGCCTAGCGACTTACGCAGCATCTTCATTGTCTCCTCATCGTAAGGTGACTGGCGCGCATACGCAGCAGCAAGGTCCATTGTCGCGCCAATGCGGGACTGGTTCGCTGCGAGCTCAAGCAAAATCTTTGCGTTGTTGGTTTTGACCCAGGGAGCTCCCCGGTAAATCTCCGACAACAACCCACGCTTAACTAGCGGGATGTCGATAGCTTTTGAGAACCACGTGTAGAACGGAGAGGCCAGCGCGAACATTGAGGAGTTGCGGTACACGCGAGCCAGATCGCCAACATCAAAGTAGTTGAAGAACAGGTCTTCGCCCACCTGCATAGCGGCCTTCCCAAGAATAGCGTTGAGCTGAGCTCCGTCTACTACCTTCCCGTCTACCTCAAAAACATTGTCGCTGAACTTTGCACGCCTTTTGGCTTCACGCTTATCAGCGAACTCATGCCAGCGCTCAAACGGCGTAGGAGAAATTTCCGCAAAATCTGGGTCGTCTGCGCGTTTCTCCCACTGTGCCGCATCAGTAACCTTTCTCAGCTTTACCCGCTTCACCGGCCCTAGGCGCAGCGTCATGTAGTCGCCCTCATCCAGGGTGTTCATCCACCGCTTGATTTGCTTGTACGACCGGACGCCCTCTTCAATCTTGAACATCTCATCAGAGAACTTGTACACGTTCTCGATTTGCTTGAGCGGATACTGAAGCTTGTCGACGAACGTCTTGTACTTTGGCGCCACCTCGCCCTGGCGCACCATGTCTCCGAGCCAGCCGCCTTGGTTCATCGCTGCGATCTCTGCGTCCACAAACGACGTGTTAATCTTACCGCTGTCGGTCAGGGCCTGATACATCTCAATGTCTGCATCTGACAGGCCCTTGCCGCCGCGCTCATACATCTTGTACTTAACAAAGTCTGTGACCAGCCGAGGAAGCAGAAGCGGATCACCCCGACGCACAGTCTGCAAGATGACATTGGACATGACGTTGTTCTTCAGGGTTGTAAGCTGCCGAGCCGTGAGGTTCGACTTCACAAACACGCTGGCCTTCATGAACTTGTCTGCGCTCTTCGCAGACTCGACGGTCTTGCCGTAGTTCGACAACGCATTGGCCAAGTTCTTCTGCATAAACAAGCCGCCAGGCCGTTTAGCAAACGAGCCATCGCTTAGCTTGTCAGTCTTCGACAGGCCCATAAGCGGCTTAGCCTGAATGTCTACGGTGCGGCGCGCAGCTGCCTTGCGAGCGGTCACATCACGACCCACGTCTTGAGCCCTGGTTGCGTCATACAAGTCGTCGCCTACGCGCAGCAGTGTGCGCACGCTGTCGTACTCCTTAGTGGAGATATCGACGTAGGTGTCTGCCCTTCGGCGCACTCGCTTTAAAGCTCGAGTGAGCTCGTCTGCGGTGAACTCGCGCCCGACACCACCCTTGTCTTTGTCCTTCGCCAAGAACTTGCGCAGCTCTTCAAGCGAGTCAGCGTTCTCGAGCAGGCTGTCGACCATGCCCTTCATATCAGTCCCACGCGCAGCAAACGACGCGGGCAAGGACTTCTCCGTCAGCTGGCTGGCGACACCACGATACACTTCGCTCTTCGCAGTAGGGGCATCGGTCGGCTTGCCTGTCTGTCCACTTACGTTACGTGCGTAATCGTAGATGGGATCAATCATCTCAACGTATTCGGTCTGCATTGTCTGCTGCGAACGTCGAATGGATTGACGCCGGGCCGTCTGCACCAACGACTCCGTCATGATGGTCTGAGCCTGCCGCTTGTCTTTGAAGACCAAGTTCGCAACCTCATCAAGCATGTTGATCTTCGACACCTTTCCGTTGGGGTGCTTTACAAAGAAGTCGATGTTTAACGGCAGCGCTGACCCTGGCTGGCCAGACTCAGGCGTCTTGCCGGCTCCGACCTCTTCAAGCGTGCGATAAATGCTCGTGACCAGCGCATTGCGAGTCGCCTTGTCCAGCGGGCCTTGCTTAGAGATGCGTTTTTGAATGACGCCCACAAGCTCTTGCGATAAACGCTCGCGCGCCGTCTTGCTGCGAAGGAACTCGGGCAGCTGCTGGTCAATGCTGCGGGCAATGTTTGCCTCAATCTCTCCAAGGAGCCTGTACCTGTCTGCGTCAGTCTTGCCGACAGACTCAACAATGCGGCGCACGACAGACATGATCTCGGGAGCGGCCACAATGCGCGGAGTCACCTTAGGCTTGCCCGGCCCCTTGAACTCCTCTCCGCGATAGATGCCGTGGCCTTGGTATTGGTTCTTAAGGTTCGTCTTCTCTGCCGCAGGAATGTCCATCTGATCGACCATGCGGCTGTACTGCTCAACCTGGGCCGAGGTAGGCACGCGCAGGCTTACAGTTCCTTCCTTCGGGTACACATCAGCCTGAGCCGTCCACACATTAGAGCCAATTGGCGTTAACTCAGGGACGTCCCGGCGCACCTTCATGCCCCACGGAGAACGGCGCTCTACGACTTCTTGTGCCGCTTGCAGCCTGGCCTCTTGCCTGATGCGCTCAGTCCTGTCACGACGGGCTTCAAAGCGCTGCTGCAGGTCATCGTGGAATCCCTCAATAACCTCGTTAAGCTCGGCTTTGCGTTGTGCCTCAAGCCGTGCAATTTCCTTGCTCAGATCCTGCTTGGCTGTCGCCGCCCTAGCCTTGTTCGTAAACCGGCGGTCAATGCCCTTGGCCTTGCTTCTAACCTTATCAACAAGCTCGTCGTACTTGTCGTTGACCTTATCCCACACAGCAGACTGCTGCTCGTTGAGCTGCGCCTTTTCGCCAGGCTGCCCCTTCACCCGCTTAGTGCCGGGAACATCGACCTCTCGCGTTGGTCGACCGAACTCAGCCTCGTACTTCTCGAGCTCCTCAAGAAGGATCTCGTTACCGCGAACACTGTCGGTGACTGCGTTTTCGTCAAACACGCGTGCGTTTGCGCGCTGCCTGACCTCATCAGGAACGATGTCTGGCACGACGAGACCCCCGGCCTCCTCAACACGCTCACGAGTCAGCTGCTCCACTCGGTCGTCGAACCCTCTCTTCTCTGCCGACATGATCTCCAGAGGGTCGCCGGTCGGAGCCTCTACGCGCTCAGCCACATCGTCCGCTCTAGCCAAGCCGAGCTCGTACCCCTCATCAACCATCGAGGCCACTTGCTTGAGAGCGCTGTCAACGGCGGCCTGCTCCTCCCTGGTTGTGCGGGTGATCTCGTCGTAAAACTCAGTGGCTAGTCGCTCCCGGTTAGCACCAGCCTCTCCAACAAGTCGCTTCAGCTTGTCTCCACCAGCCTGGGCGATGTAGTCGCGCATGGGCTCAGCGACTTCAAGCACGTAGTCTAGCTTTCGAGCCACTGATGCGGGCAGCTTGATCTTGCCAGCCGCGACCGCTGCTTTGGCGTAGGCCAAGTAAGGAAGGATATCTAACAGCGCAGCCGGGCCGTCGACCTCTAATGCGCTCATCATGGTGTCTAGGTGCACGTTAGTCGCAAAACCCGCGATGGCCTCTGTCGATAGCTCTCCACCCATCACTTGCGCCGCAGCATCAGCAGCCAAAAAGGCGTCGGCTGCGTCCTCAACCTTGGTCTTGTACCTACCGCGCTCGTCAAGCTCTACGGTTTCGGGCAGTTCTGTCATTCCTCCTAAGTACAGAAGAACGCCGCCTACGCCGCTAGCCATCTCGCCCACAGCCTCTCGCCAGTTTTTAACGGTGTACCAGCTGATAAGTCCTGGCGACTCCGCGAGCTTGTCGTTAAGGCGCTGGCGCAATCGACTGCTGGCCTCCTCAATCGAGCTGCGCATGGTGTTAAGGCGGGCGTAGTCCAGCGCCGCCTTCTCCTCGCTGAACTCTGGGTCGGCCAACAGCCTGTCAACAGAAGCGCTAAACGGCGAGAATGGCATGCGCACTGTTGCATCGCCGCGCTTCTTGGCCTCCATTGCAGCGTGACGCACCATTCGTGCGTAGTGGATGCTAAGCTTCTCTTTGTACTGCTCAATCTCTGAGCCGAGCTCTTCACCCGCTCCTTGCGCTAAGCCCTTAACGCGTCCCGCGACCGTGCCCGCTACGACGCCAGGGTCGGCGATGATGCTCTCTTCCGGCGGCGGCACTGCGATCCCAAGCCGTGCGCGTTGCTGCTTAGGCAATAGCGGATTGGTGACTGCGAGGTTTCCGGCAATCCCCTCTCCGGGCTGCTTGGCTCCTCGAGCCCAGTCTCTAGCCTCTTGCTCTTCTTCGTCTACGTCGCGCAGCAAATCGTAGGCCATTTCAGCCTGCGCCCTAAAAATAGGCGACTCAAACTCTGCAGCACGCTCTCGGTCAAGAATGGGATTGCGACGAGCTGCAACGTCGGACATCATGCGCTGAAGAAAGTCAGGCGTAATCGCACGCCCCATCTCTCCAATGTTTTCGTACACGCCAACGTCGCTGCCGGGCTGCATGCCAGTAAGCGCAGGGGCAAGTTGGAGTGGAGACTCGCCTGTGGCTGCATATTGAGCGCGGTCGATGACGCGCTGCTCTTCCTCAGACATCTGTGGTCGTGGAGCTCCAGGCTCTGGCACGAACATAGACCCGGCTTTAACGAGAGGATCTACCAGCGCACTTTTCAGTGTCTCCGCTGCGGTAGGTGCCGGCGGCCCAACGAATCCCTGCGATGTGTCCGTTCTAGCCGGCTCGGTTACGTCTGGGGGCTGGGCCGCCGGGCTTTGTTCTGCTGCGGCTGGGGGCTCAGGCTGAACCGCGTCAAAATCTCCGCGCTCTCGTTTTGCGATGTATGCCTTAACGAAAGCCTCAGGAGGCGGCTCTGCTCCAGGCGCTCCTAGCACCAAGGTAATGGGCTGGCCGTTGACAGTTTTAGTGTACTCAGTCTGCGCCACAGCCGACCTGCTCAATCCTTAACCGTAAACTTTTCGCCGCCAACTTCCACGATGTTAGCCGGTGTCGTTTTCTTAAGCTTTACGTCCAGCTGGCCCTCTTGAGCACCGGGCGCAATCTCAAAGACTAAACCCTCCTCTGCAGCTTGAGCCACGGCTCGCTCCAGCCTTCTTTTTAAGCTGTCAACTTTTAGCCGCGCCTGCTCAATGTCCGTCTTGCCGTATGTTTGAGAAGTTGTTTTCTGTTTGGCTATTGCTGCATTGTCGTTAAACGCTATGAGCGCCTTCTCAACAGTTGATCGCACGCTCTTTCTTCGATTGAAAGCCGCAGTCTCACCAGGGGCCTTGGGCGGCTTCATTTGATCAACGTAGAACTTGCGCTGGTCTTTGACCTGAGCTCGGCCCTTGCGGCCCACGGCTGTCATGGCGGCGCCATGGGCTTCGTCGATGTCCATAATCCCGACCACGTTGCCTTGGTCGTCTTTAACTTGGAATCGCTCAGGGATAAGCGCGACCTTGTTTTCGTCATTAAAGATAGCGCCGACGTTGCCCTTGGCCGCCTTCAGCGCGCCAAGATACACGCCGTATTCTGCAACGGCATCGTTCCCGCTTTTGCCCAAGAAGCCTCTACCTGTCCTGCGGCGGTATCCCTCCAAGCGCTTTCGCTCAGCATCAACCTTAGCCTCGCGCGCGCTAGTCAGGTCTTTCTTGGCCTTGTTTAGATCAACCTGGCTCCACTTCAAGGCTGTACTAGCCGCCGTTTCCTCGATCTTACCAGGCGTAGTTGCCTCTTTTGCCTGTGCTGCGCCCAAGGTTTTTCGAGCTCTGGCTGCGCGCTCTACCCTTTCTTCGGGGCTTCGCAGCTTGCCCTGACGCTTGAGGAATGCCTCGACCAGGCTTCGGCTTACGTCTGCCTCAGCAGCACCGCCGCCGCCAAACAGCAGGTCAGACAAAGAGCGCGGAGCAAACGATGGGTCTTGCGACATGACCTGCGGAACCATGGACATCACATGGCGTAGCTGCTCACCGTCCTCTGCCCCTGCGGCCATAGCCAGCAGGTCTGCGTAGGTGTAGGCCTTCTGCTTAGCAAACGCAGCTGCGCGCTGCTTAGCCCTCGCCGCGTCTTGCTGCTGCAGTATCTGAGCGGCCTCTTCAAAGCTCGCTGGCTCACGTGCCTCGCGCTGTGGCGTTTGTGCAGCGATACGGCCCGGCATTTGTGCTGGGGTAACCACGGGCTGTGCCATCTGCGGTGGCGGCTGCGCGACCGCGAGCTGTTGCTGCGGCCCTTGCGCAGCGGCAACCTGCTGAAGCATTTCAGGCGTAACCGCTTGGGGTTGCATTGGCACCTGGCCGGGCTCTCGCAAGTCTGCAAAGGCTGAGGAAGCAGGGGGAACTCCGGTCATCGTTTGCGTGACTTGCTGCGCAACGCGCGGGTCTACTCCGCGCATTTGCTGCTGCCTGTCCATGGCGTCGAGCTCCTGCTGGCGTAGCTGCGTTGCATCCTGTTTGCGCTGCTCGGCGATGTCGCCCTCGCGGCTTTTGCGAGCAATGGCGTTTACGATACCGCCGAGGATCGACTCATCCTTTGCGAGGGTCTGGGCCAGGTTAAACCAAGCCAAAATCTCCTGCGGCTGAATACGTTCTTTGCGTTTGCGCCGCGACGTGCGCGGCACGCGAACGTCCATCTGAGTCCACAGAGGGACTGCGGAGCCGGCGAGGCTACCCGGTTTAATCCGTGCCATATCAGTCGTCCCCAATGCCTGGGATAAAGCTAAAAGCGCTCTCTAGGCCGCGCTCAACTTTTTCACCAAAAGAAAGGCTTCCTGGCTTTGGCTGCGCGCCAAGGCTTTTGTTGTAGGCCTCCAGGTAATTTGCGCCTCTCTCCATAAGATGATCGACCATGAACTGGTCTTTCTCGTTTTGGATGTAGCGGTTAATGCGACGCCCAATTTTGACATCGTCAAAGCCGTTGTCGTACATCTTTTTAATAAGGTCGTCGTATGTCTCAATCTTGAGCATGCGGTCGCTGCTAAGGTCACCCATCTCTCCGCGCTGAGCAATAAGGCCGAGCTCAGTCTGGCCCTTCGCCAGGTTCTGCTGCGCAAACTGGTCGAGCAACTCCTTTGACGCACGCCTGTGCGCGCCAAGACGCGTGCCAGCGCCAGACTCCATGCCGCGCGTTGCATCGATCATTCCTTCTGCAGCCAGCGACCGGGTCACCGCCTCCGCTTCATCGAAGCCCTGCAAGAGACGCTGTGAAGCAGCATCAAAGTCTTGCCGCTGCATTACCTCAAAAGTGCGAGGAGCCTTAAGCTCGTCTACCTTGTCGATTGCCATCCCAAACTCCTACGTCATCATCTTCTTGCAGATAAGATACACCCAGTGGCCCCCATAGCCAGAGATGTAATTTCCAGTAGCAAGAGCGCCACCAATGTATAGGCCACCGCTGTCGCTAATTTTCATGCGCACTTCTAAAAATTGCTCGGAGCCTTTGCAGTTTGGTGCGCTTCCCGCAATGTCCTCTCTGTCGTTAGCGTAGGCCGAGGTGACCGCTGTTGGGGTCCACGAACGGCCTGCGTACACGGGCTTGCCTTGCGTCGTGTACCCAGTTCCTCCGCTGCCAACAAGCGGTATTGAGATCATGTCCCAGTCCCAAAAGGAGAGCGCGTCATGAGTCGCGTTAATCGAAGAGATTAACGAGTAGTTTCTGATGCCGCTGACCTCTGCTGTCTTAACCCAGTCAATCGTGTTTGCGAGCCACGTTGAGCTGGCTGTCGGATTTCCCGACGTTCCGCCAATTGCCGCCGGGTTGGCCAAAGAAGCTGAAGCCACCTGGTCGTAGGTAAAATTGTCGCCTTTGAGCCCAGTGCCGATACCAACGCCCACGTCTACAGTAAAGTTAGCGCTTTGGGGCACATAGGTAGTTGGCGCTGACGCCCCGCCTGCAGTGACGTTGTTCCATCGCTGCCAGTTGTAGGCAAGAAAGACGTGGTGAACGCACACTGGATGTGTCAGGGGTATGATTCGCCTGTCGTACAAAGCAGCTGAGGCAGTGGCCGCTTTCATGTAGGGCTCGAGATCTGAGTCATACGGACTAATCCCGCCCCTGCGCCTGTTGCCCATAAGGGGCACCGCGATTACTTCATAGCCTGCGTCGAGCTCCATTTCTTGGTACGGGGCCGTCTCGCCGTTGGCGTCAATGCCTCCGCGGAATCGCTCTGCTAACGCCTCGTCAATGACGCCTAGGTTGTGGCTGACGCCGTCAGCGGTATCGGCCTCAATCTTGGTGTCAGCGTTTGGCACAGTAATGGTTACGGCTTGGCCTGCCGCCACCCTGCTGGAGGGAGACCGAGACTTTGTGGGGATGTTCTGAATCGTGTCGCCCTGGTCCCTCGCGACCAAGTCATGCCTAAACTTCATGCTGGCGCATATGTTTACAAAGGCAATCCCTTGGCCTGGCAAGTCTGGAAACTCAATACCAAGCGCATACGTTTTGTAAGGGTCGATGGCTTTGTTTAGGTCTTTGACCGCAAACGGGCCGTTGGCAACCCACACGCTGTAGGGCACGTCAAAGCTTATCAGCTCGTTAGGCCACTCGCCTGTCATGGGGTTAAAAAACTTAGACGGCTTCTGAAGAATCGACACCTTAAGGCTTAGCTTAGACTGCTCGTCGTAGTTTAGCTTGCCCGCCTCGTAGCCAAACCCGACAGTGCTTCCGCTCCAGTTGTCCTCAATTGCCGCAGACTCCGCGCGTTGGTCAAACCCCAGACTAAGCTCGTCCAGTATGACCGGCACAGGAGAGTTGGCAGAAGATACCGTGGGCGTCTTAATAACGCCGTTGGTCGTATAGCCAAAGGTGTCTTGCAGTGGAGGCAGCGTAAACGGCACCGAAAACGTAGGGCTTTCTGAGGAGCCAAACCTGCTGTCGACAAATGGAATGTTTAGGTTGACCCTGAACGGCACTGACCTGTGCGACAGGTTGTCGTTGTCCAGGCCAGCGTTGTTGATTTGGTGTGCAATAGACGGCGAGCTGCCATCGTCTATTGGAGTAAACACGTGCTCCGTTACGAGCTTCGTGCCTCGAGCGAGCCTCTTCCTGGTGACCTTCGCCATTACTCGATCTCCTCGAGCGTCGTCATCAGCAGCGTGGGGATCATCTTATTCCATGGCTCCGTGCCCCAAAACCCATAGGCAGCGGTAGAGCTGTACTGAGGAATGACAATGCTGACCCGAACAATTGCGTTCTGATGAATCGGAATGTTGAGGTCTTTTAGCTGAACTGCAGCACCGGCCATCGAGTTGTTTGTGGGATAGGCCGGCGTCATGTCACTGCCGGGCGCGGCGAGGTTAATGTGCGACACAGCGTTGTGGTTGATAGGAAACGTGTGCTTGCCTACCTCGACCGCGTCGCGATGACGTTGCCGCCCCTCAAACGGGTCAGCCACCTGGACCACCAGCTGCATGTCGTCGTGGTCGTCGTTCGCCTCTTTGTTGGCGGGAAGGTACCGGCCCGGCCAAATAAATGGGGTTGAACTCGCAAACGGCTTGTACGCCGCATCCGACACGCTCGTGTTGTCCAAAGCCATGACCAGTTGCAAGCTATCAAGAATGGCAGGCTGTCCAAAGAACCACTCGCTTGTCCACGCGTATTGCGCGCCCATGGGCCATGAGCCCTCGGTCTTGTTTACGATCGCGGGAACTTGAGTTGACTTAACCCGCAACGGATTGAGATAGGATGCTGGAGCCGCAGTGCCTGACGCAACGCTATAATTGAAGGTGCGCAGCCACGGCCAGTGGTGCATCGTCGAGCTCTTTAGCGTAATGCGTGCGTCGCCGCCACCGCCAGTGACGACTAGCACGTCTCCGACCGCGTATGCCCCGGTGCCCTGAGAAGCGATTTGGATGCCTGTGACGCCACCACCAGACACTGAAACAATGTCTACGGTCAGACCGGTACCCCCGCCTCCAGTTGTCGCTACGCCTGTAGCGGTGCTGTATCCGGTGCCAGCCGTTGTGATCACAGCAACAAACGTAGCCGTATTGATAGGAGACTGCGGGGTAAAGCCGCTGACGTAATGGCACGGGAAGAACCGGTTGGCCATGTCTCGGAGCTCTAGGTTGTTAAACCTATCGACCGTGTCCTCCATAGCCTTGTCGATGCGATTGCCGTCAATAGTCGTGCCGTCAGAGAACTGCTCATCTGTCATGAGCCTGGTGTGCTTTTTCCAAGCCATTACAGGTTACCCAAGCTTGCAGAGGTGACGGTGCCCAGAGCATTGCCAGTCTTGTTGTACGAAGCGACGACTTGCACGTTGCCGGCCACGCCGTTGCTGATCACATCTCCGCTAGGTGGCGAACCCTTAAACACGCAGCCGACAAAGATAGCCTTGCCGTCGGTTTGCACCGTGACAAAAGTTGAGGTCGAAGTGTCAGACTTTTCAAACGTGCAATTCCTAAACACGACAACGGCTGAGCTGCCGACTACCGCGAGCTCGCCCAGGTTTTGCTCTGACGTGATGAAGTGCACTCCGTCGACAGTAGCGTCAGCCTCAAAGGTGACCTGCCGCGTCATGAACACGCCTGCTGGCATTCCTTTAATCTGAGTGTCAGCGACGTCCAGCGTTACGCCTCCGTGCTCGCCAGAGGTCAGGGTAATTGAGTTGTTCGTAAGCGTCGTCTCTTCGAGAGAGGCCGGCGGCGACGAAATGTTCAACGTAGCCAATATGGCGCTATTCTCAGAGCGCAGCTGGTCGTTGAACTGAATCACCTTGTCCATGTTGTGCAGACGAAGCTGCAGCTCGGAGTCTTTTTCGCCGTCTAGTTTGGGGCGCCGGCTCTGCAATTCGTAGATGTGCGGCATCAGCGACCCCTTCTGCGGCGACCACCACCAGTCAATCGAACAAGCGCCTTGGACGATTCGATGGCAATAGTCTGCGCTCTGTTTTGAATGAAGCCAAACAAGAGGTACGTAAACGACCGCCCTTTTACGGACAAAGACGTAGACATCGTCTCTACGGCCTCGTCGTCGACCAAGGTCGTTCCACGAGTGTGGTGCGTAAGGTTGTTGTCGCCCCACTTGTTGCCGTCAGCTCCGAACGTTTTGGTGTACAGCGTGCCGCTGTCTTTTACGTGCGTGCGCAGCGTGGTCTTAGAACGATACTCTTCGTAGGCTACCGTGTGGTTTGTGGCGTCTACGTCCATTACCTGCGTCAACCAGCCCTTCTCTTCACTGGCCACAGCGATGTTGAAGATTCCGTAGAGCCAGTTGGGCACAAGCCAATCCGCGACGGTGCCCTTCCCGTGAGACAGAATGCGGGTAAACAGCCCGCGCGCCTTCTGTCCCTGCGTTCCATCGCCAATGCGAGCTGACTTGTATGCCCAGTCGACGGCCTGGGCCACGTCGTCCTCTTTGTGGCGGGATCCCGTCTGCCACTGCTCCCAAGCCAGCACGCCAGCTGACGCCGTGGTGTATGCAGTGCCTGGGGTGTCGTGCGCCAACACAAACGGGCAGTTGTGGCTTGCGCTATCATTGCCGGAAGCCGACGTGGTGGGGGCCCACAGGGCCATTCCGCTTACCTCATTGGCAGACGCTTCAATCCGCATCGGAATGTAGATCATCTTGTTTCTTACCAATGGATTCAGGTTAAGCGACGACTGGTGAGTCCAGCCCGTTTTGCCTGCGCCGTTCCATTCGATTCGGATTTCGTACCCGTCATAAGCGGCAGCGCCCGCCGCGTTGTACACTTGGACTTGCTCGCCGTCGGCCATTGTCGTTCCGATTGCGCCGCTATCCCAGTAACCCGCTGCCGACGAAATGCGCTCGCTAGGCAATAGAAAGTCGACAAACGCATTGGCTGGAGATGCTTGGTTTGCACCCTCACAAACAGGTTGCCACTTCGTGTTGTCAAAGCGCAGACGCAGTCTATACTGCTCGACCTCGTAGTTGCCGCTGGTTAGGCCAGAGCTGGGCACCAAGCTAATAGGCAGCAGCCAAACGTAATTGTACGCAGGGACAACGTACCCGTTGGGGAAGGTGTAGCCCTTCGGCACCGGTATCCATTTGTCTACATAGAACGCGGTGACCGGCACGTTGGGGAAGATCTTCGTAAGATACTTGCCTGCAACGGTTCGGCTGTCCTCGTCACGCACAGAGCGGTCAATACCGCCACCGCGCCCATAGCGCAGGATGTAGTAGCTGCACGCCTTCACGTCGTCATCAACGTCGGTGGCGCTGCCTGACTGCGTGCTCTGCAACGTGTCAGTAAAACTCTGCGTGCTTACGCTTCCGACGAGGTACAGATCGTCTTGCGACACAACAAGCCACGGCTCCGTTACATAGCCGTTAGGGTTGTCGGTGCTGCTCATAATCCCGGGATACGACGTTGTAGTCGTGCCGCCTCCAGAGCCAGTGACTGCAGCGTAGTAAACGCTAGACGTGTACGACCACGCAGACCATCGGCTATTGGCTAAGCACAGCGTCATGTTCTGCTCAGGCACTGTAATCAAGAGAGCTCGGAGACTAGCCGAGTACACCGCGCTGACGCCGGCCTCTTTGAAGTACATAGACGTGTGTGGCTGCTCTGTTTGCATCGGCGTGTAGCCGCTGTACGCAAAGTACGACGTGAGCGGGTTGCTCAGCGAATTCGCAAAGTAGCCATCGATGTCACCGCTAGCCAGGTTGACCTCGAGATTGCCGGTGTAGGCGTACACGCCTTCCTTATCGACAAAGAACAGCATGCCGTCTGCTTCGGCCATTGCGTTTGGGCCGACGCAGCCCACGTTGTCTGATACCGGAATCAATCGACCGTTCGCCGCGATATCACCAGTAGACGGTTGATATACAAACGTCTCGTGCTCAGTAAAAATGAGCAGCTGCCCAGCCACATCGGCTAAAGCGGTGATCGAATACTCACTCGGAATCGTGACAAAGTTGTCTGTAACGATGCGAGCTGGAGCTCCCATGTCGCTGAACAACACGGTGCGGTCTGTGGCGTAAACCAGGCGCTGGCCAAAGCGAGCGACAACCTTAACGCCAGTGACCTCGTCATGCCGGAAGTATTGGTATGACTGGCCCAGCTGAGTCTGCGGAACGACTAGGACCACAGGCATTACCATCGATGACTCTGCCCTGGGGCTAGACCATGCGTGGTTGTTTACTGCGTCGACAAACTTGTGATTGGGCTTGCGTATGGCTGCTGGCATGTAGCACCACAGCCCGGCAAGCTCAGAGCCAAAGAACAAGACATCGGTGTCGGCGTTGAGGCTGGACTCAGCAAAGTAGAAGTAGTCGTCGTCAACAGCGTTGACCCACCGCTGGTGATCTACCTCATTGTCTGTGTCGTAGTGGCCGTACTGAAAGTCTAGCGTTTGGGTATTGGGGTCCAGCTCGCCAGTGTGCCTGTACAGCGGCTCTTCCCACCGAGTGTCGGTCGTCAAATCGTAGATGCTGACGATGTACAGATTGATGATGCGCGTGTTGTTTGCGCTGTTGGCCGTGTTCACCTGGGAGAAGAAGATGCTTACGATTTGCTCGTGGCCAAACGTAGTCGTGACCAAGCGCGACCCAAGGTGCTTGCGGTATCCGAACTCGCGCGCGCCAATGTTCATAGACAGCGTTGTGTCGAGCTCGTTGACCGTGCCGAACCCCTTGCGCACGCGCCACGCGTCGTTGCTAAAGACCATGTTGAGCGCAAACGCGCCGTTGGTCGGAGCTACGTCCTCCGTGCCCACTCCCAGGAGTTCGACCTCTTGACCACCGATAGCCACAGGCCCCCCTTAAGCGCCGAACTCGTAACCTGTGTGAACCTGCGACACGTACTGAGAGCCATCGTAGGCGCGTGACGTTAGGTACGCGTTGAGCGCGTCCATTCGCATGCTGAGCTGGGCCATTAGCATGTCGTTTACGGCGTTGTCCAAAATGAAGTACTGCTTCGCTGCGAGCAAGGCGATGACGTCATGAAACATGGACAGATTGTCGATAAACGTTCCGGCCCCGCCGACAGACCAGTCAATGTATCCAGAGGTTGCAGCAGCCGCGCCAGCCTGCACGTACTGCGGAAAATACCGCATGGTAAGCGTGCCGCTTCTTCGCTCGCTAAAGCGCAAGATCGTCCCGTCGAGCATGTACGCGCCGGTCATCTGCGACAGCGCCTGTGGAGTTGCCACTGGCTCTAAAGGCGTAAGGACGACAGAGTCAGATGTCCGATATAACGCATCGAGTTTCATCAGCCTCGGGTGCGTCAGGTTCGCATCTGCACCGAACACCCTCACCGCATTCGCAGGGTCGGCGAGGTCGTAGGCTGACTGTGTCGTAAACGTAATCTCGATCAGGGTAGTGTAAATACCGTCGTCGACCTGCATCACTGCCCATTGGAACTCCTGATACGCCGCCTGCAGCATCGTGGCTACCATGGCATCGGTGACAAACGACTGGTCGGGCTCGTCGATGTATTGCCGAAAGAGCGACTGCACTTCGCTGACAAGCATTACAGACCCCCGCGATTAGCCAACAAGGCCTCAGCCCGGTTGGTCAGCATTCGCTCAGCTGCACCAACGGTGCCTACCTGCTGCTGTTTTGCGGCCATGGCCTCCATCTGCTGCTCTTGGCCAGCGCCTGTGTTCATTGCGCCTACCATGTTCAAGAGGCCTTCGGCGTCTTGCTGTGGCGGGACTGGGCGCGGGAACACCTGCTGGGTTTGCAGCATCTGGACGTACTGGTCGTCGGGCATGTTGGCTGCGTTGATGGCCACTAGCACATCGCGAATGTACTCTTGGTCCTCCTCAGGCAGCTCGTAGAACTCGGAGCCCTGGATGTATTCGTTGAACACTTCCTTGAACGCTTCGAGGTCGTCGCTCCTGAACAGCTCGATTTCCCCACCACGCTTTGCTGCCTCGAGCATGTCTCTTGCGTGAGCCAAGCCGCGCACCTTTTCGCTAACAAACGCGTTGCCGGTACGGAAAGAGAGCTCCTCCAGAGCACGATCGGGAGGAATGAGGCCAAGCTGGAGGAGCTCGACAATCTTAGCGTCGCGGTCCTGGGCCTCGTCGCGGAACAGCGAGCCGGCCTCAAGGAACACCTCAGGATTAGCAGTGAGGTCCGTTCCCTTGAGCGCATGGAACGTGACCTTGCCGTAATCATCAAGCATCCGCACCATCTTCTCTTCGGTGTAGTACTTCTGCATGATGATCAACACGCACTTAGCCATCTCCGACACTGCGGCCTCGATGGCTGTCTGGGTGCCTTGCAGCTGGCTGGTGTCGTAAGCGCTAAGCGTCTCCATCGCTTTACCGCTTGTGACGCCCACAGCGCGCTTACCAAGCGATACGGAGTGAAGACCGGCAACGTCGCCCATCTCAGACTGAATGCGCGCCATGTTGTCGATGACGTATGACGGGATTGGAGCAGGAGCAATCTGCTCAGGGCGACCACCAGCAGGGTTGTAGTACACCTTCTCGCCGGGCCGGTTCGTGATTGAGCCGGTAGAGATGCCTGCGGTCTTGGGCACTAGCCACTTGGGCGAGCCCATCAGGTCGATGTTGTGGCTGAGCTGGCTGCGTGCCTTGTTGTAGAGCAACTGCAGATCGAGCAGCGGGGCCAGCAGGCTCAGGCCCCAGCACCGCCGAGGAATGGTCGTGTAGCGGATAATCTGCACTGGGAAGCATTGGCACGGGAACTCCTCTGCGTAGAGGTAGTCATTGCCCGTGCTGATCGCGTGTCGACCGTCTCGCCAGTAAATCTCGTACAACGCTACCCGGTCGGCGACAGACCCAGGGTGGTCAATGGGCGTGGTGCCTTGGTTAGGCTCTGACGCGCTAACGGGCACAAGATTCTCGATAATCTCTTCTTTATCGGGATACGCCTTTTTGAGGTCTTTCTTGGTGTGAAACGTGCGCATCGCAATCCATTGCGACTCTTCTGGGTTGCGCACGCCTTTCTCAAAAAAGATATCGTAAGCGCCGAACACCTGCAGTTTGCAGTTCTTGTCGCCAGGATCGTAGTAGGTATGGAGAGCGATTGTGCCGGTCGTTAGCAGCCACTCGATTCCCTGAATGAGAGACTGCTTTACGCGCTGGCTCTGCCAAAAGTACTTGAGAGCGAGCTCGGAGCTCTGCGCCTTGATGATGTCGTCGTAGTTTGGCGAGGCCGGCAAAACTACGACTGAAGGGTACGCGAGGCCCAGGCGTGCCAGAACATTTCTGTACACGTTGAGTAGCAGGTTGACCGTTACCTTGTAGCCGACGGAAGCGCTCACGTTTGCAGCTACGTATTGGTCCGCTCGCTTGTCGTAGTTCAGCCACTGCCTGCCCTCCAGAAACATCAAAGACGCATCCCAGATTCTCTGGTCGATGCGCTTGTCCTCAAGCGATTCGTCGAGAAGCTTCTTCATAGATGCTGGAAACTTCAAGACTATACTCCGTAACTGCTAAACCACGAGTTGAAGACATCGATGTCGCCAGCCTCAAACTTGCGAGCCATTCCAGCTGGCATGTCTCGATACGCTTGCAAGGCTGCTTCATTGCCGGGCCTAAGCATTGTTGCCAAGGCAGTTCGGTACCGGTCTTGGCCAGCTTGCTGCTTCATGGTTTGGCCGGCTGCAACAGATCCCAGCACGACGTTGCCCACGCCCTGCACGGCCTGCTGAGAATCGTCATAGCCAAGGCCCTGCCCACTCTTTAAGCGACCGCCTTGGCCTCCGAGC